ACGTCTTCAACCTTGAGAGCCGTGGAGAGATGTCTGGCGCACTGGAGTACATCCAGTTCCTGAAGCGTTCGATGCATGAGATCACGGGTGTTCCCGAGACCGCCCTAGGCCAGATGCAGCCCATTTCAAACACCTCTGGTGTGGCTCTGGCTATTCAGTACCAGCCCATGATGAACCGGTACAACATGAAGAAGGTCCACTTCACCAAGGGCTTGGAGCGGATCAACGAGATCATCATCCGCACCGTAGCGATGTTTGAACCGCAGATGCTTATGTACGATCCGCTATCAGCGGCTATGCCTGAGCCTGACCAACTCACCCAGTTGGACCCTATGGATCCGATCACGTATCAGACCCAGATCCACTGGCCCGAACCGCTACCCGTTGACGTTCTTATCAAACTCAACGAGGTCCAGTCCAAGATGGCCCTTGGTCTGGAATCCAAGCGTGGCGCTCTCAAGATTCTCGGTGAAGAGTTCCCGAACGAAAAGATGGAAGAGATCTTTGAGGAACTTCGGGATGACGCGTATGACCAAGGTGCTCTTGACATGATTAGGGCACAAATTAGCCAGACGGTAATGATGCTTACAGGCATGATTCCCGGCCCTGATGGGGGAGCAATGCCTGCTCCCGCAGGAGATGCTAATGTTACATCTGCCGGTACGGCTCAAGGGCCGCTACCGGGGACTCAGGTAGGGGGTAACCCCGCATCTGATGTGTTTAACAACATAGTGCAGCGTGCATACGGCGCAAGGTTCGCTCAACGAAGAGTCCCAGACGAAGAGTGATGAAAACTTGTAGTGGTTGTCTACTTGAGAAAAATGAAGATCTTTTCTCAAAATCATCTAGGCATTCATCTGGTCTAAATCCACGCTGTAAATCCTGTAACTCTTTGTACAGAAAACAAAGAGTTACAAAGGAAAGAGAGTACAGAAGGAATCACAGAAAAAACAATCCTGAAAAGTATCGACTGTCATCTAAGCGTAAGTACCTTAAACTGCATTACGGAATAACTTTAGAACAGTACGAAACGATGCTTAATAAGCAACAAGGAAAGTGTTGTATCTGTAACTCAGATCTCCTCTTAGTAAGAGGGGTGGTAGACCACGATCATAGGTGTTGCTCTGGACCAAAAACCTGCGGCAAATGTATCCGTGGTATATTGTGCAGCAACTGCAACTCCGGTATTGGGTTGCTGTTAGACGATTATCAAATAGTTCAGCGAGCAGCGGAGTATCTCCGTGTGCCAGACGAAGAATAACCAAACGTATTTCCATTAACGTCAATAATTGACCAACCATCGAGGTAAAAGCAATGGCATTCAATGCTGATGACAGCATTACCGTAGAGGTACCCCCTGCGCCCCAGCCAGAGGTTGAGACCAAGAAGGTCTTTACTGAGGATGAGGTCACGGCGATCCGTCGGCAGGAGAAGGACAAACTCTACAAGAAGTTGGAAGAGGAATCTTCCCGTGTAAAGGCTCTAGAAGAGCAACTCTCAGTCATCGCCGCAGAGCGAGAAGACGCCCGCAAGGAAGCCGCAGAGCGCGCCCGTCAGGAGCAGGACATTCTCCGTCAGCGTGAGGCAGAGGAACTGTCGGCTAAGGAACTCCTCACCAAGCGTGAGGATGAGTTCAACACCCGTATCAAGCAGATTGAGGAAGAGTTCAGTTCCCGTCTGTCAGAGGTAGAGCGCCAGCGTCAGGCTCAGGAAGCACTCCTTGAGAAGGAGCGCCAGATGCAGGCAATTGAGGTCTACCGTCAGCGTCGCATTTCGGAGGAACAGGAGAGCATTATTCCTGAACTCCGAGATCTAATTTCTGGTAATAGCGAGGAAGAGATCGAAGGTTCTATCTCAGTACTTCGTGATCGTAGTTATGCTATTATTCAGAGCATCCAACAGGCGAGTCAGCAGACCCGCCTGAGGGGGACACCGGTAACGGCTCCCTCTACCGGGCCACTGGAGAATCAAACGGAATACCAGACGATGACTGCGGAGGATATCCGCAACATGCCGATGGATCAGTACATGAAGATGCGTGAGCGGCTCATGGCGGCAACTCGGGGTAACAACCGAGGCCGCTTCTAACCAATAACCAACACAACTCCATCGGAGGAAACAACAATGGCCCTTCCCGCCCCCGTAGGTGGTGCGATCACTGGTGCAGGTCTTGGTTCAATTACCACGACCGGCTACTCAAGCGATAGCACCCTTTCACCTGCCATTCAGCAGATCTGGTCAAAGGAAATCCTTTTCCAAGCCATGCCAGTTCTGCGCTTTGAGCAGTTCGCAGTAAAGAAGACGGAACTGGGTGTCATGCCCGGTCTCACGATCAACTTCATGCGCTACAACAACCTGTCAGTGAACGACGCTTCAGGTGCCACCCTTGAAGAGGGTGTCCGCATGGAGCCAGTAGCACTGTCAGCCAGCCAGATCCAGATCACCGTCGGTGAGCAAGGTCAGGCTGTTGCGGTTACCGAACTCCTGCTCAACGCAGCCTTCGATGACGTTATGGCATCAGCCAGCCGTCTTCTTGGTCGCCACATGGCACAGAGCATGGACGTTCAGGCCCGTAACACCCTGTACAGCCCCGGTGTACCCTTCGGTGGCGGCGCTGCCGTAGCCCCAAGCGTGGTGTTCGGTCGCAGGGCCGCTACCACCCGTGGCGCTATCAGCCCCTACGATGCCGGTACTCTCGGTACCGCTGCCAGCCCCGGCTACCTCTCACCTGCAACCATCAAGGACGCAGTTGAGGTCCTCGCTGGTCAGAACATCCCCCGTCTGGGCGACACCTACGTCTGCTTCGTACACCCCAGCCAGAGCCGCTCACTCCGCGACTGGCCAGAGTTCATCGAAGTCACCAAGTACGCCGCACCCGGCAACTTCATGCTCGGTGAGATCGGTCGTATCTACGACGTAGTGTTCATTGAGACCACTCAGGTTCTCAAGGGCCAGACCACGGGCACCGACACTGTGGACGTAAACCCCAGCAGCGGTGGCTATCAGGACCCAATTGCTGATTCATACTCAGCACTCATGATCGGTGACAACGCCTTCGGCCACGCCATCGCACTTCCAGTGGAACTCCGTGACGGCGGCGTGATCGACTTCGGTCGTGAGCACGGTCTCGCATGGTACGCCATCTGGGGCTTCGGTGTGATCACCCATGAGAGCCGCGTACTGCTGAACACCCTCGGCGGCGCAATCAGTTGATAACCCCCCAACCCGCTTCGACGGGTTGGTTCAAAGGTGGGGAGTGGGGAGTCATCCCTGCTCCCCACCTTTTTGGTAATATCTATAGCAAGTGCTTACATAAGGAGAACAAATGGCGCGCAAGCCTGTCACCAACTTTGCAGACTTCTCAGAAGAGGATGAGAGCGACGACGCTCTTGTCATTGAGGAGCCAACGACAGTTGCAACTGAGAGCACGGTCAGTGCTCGGGTAAAGGGTACGTGGAAGATGTACTGGGGTAGCAAGGTGTTCGATTTCAAGGACGGCCAGCGTTACCGCATCCCCCGTGATCTCTTCCAGTACCTCAAGAAGCACGGGAACATCTACGACACGATGGCGTGATAACGCCACCCATTGAGGGGTAATTTATGGCTTACATCATTCCGAATGCTACCGATACCGGTAGTAGTCAACGCTACGCCAATATCAATCAGGCAGAGCCAGACTCGGTTGATATCGAAGCCTTGGGTAACCGCGCTAACTGGGTACGTAGTGGCTGTGCTGTTTCTATTCTCGTTGGTAATCAGTTCAGTGTTGCAGCCGGTACTGTTATCGTAAATAACACTCCGTATCCAGTTAGTGCTACCACATCCGGTATTGCTATTCCCGCTGCAACGGTTGGTGCTCGCACTGACCTGATCGTTGCACGGTTAAATGTTGGTGGAACCGCTGTTGCTATTACGCGCATCCCCGGTGTAGATAGCGCCACTAATCCTGTATTTCCCAAGTCAAAGTCAGTACAGGTTGAAACCAACAACTACGATCCCGACAAGGACGTTCTCCTAGCGGCGATCTACGTTACTTCTGCCGAACCAGACTCCAGCAATCTGGTCGACAAGCGGCTCATCAACGCCGCACCTGTGACTCGTACTTCAACTACCGCACCTGCGTCCTCCAGCGTTGATGTCATCGGTGACGTAGTAGTTACCTCTGCTGGAGTTATCTATGTTAAGACAGGGGTAAGCACTTGGGAAGCAGTCGCTACTCGGGCGTACGCTGACACCGCTGGGTTCCCTATCGGATCAGTGTTCGCATGGTCTGGTCAGGATGGATCTACTCCGGGGGCTACCTATCTAGAGTGCCTCGGCCAGTCCGTATCCAAGACGACGTATAGCACACTTTGGAATGTGATTGGCACTCTCTATGGTCCAGCCACCGCTACTGAGTTCACGCTTCCCAACCTCTCAGATGGTCGTACGATCATTGGAACAAGCACCATTGCAGAGTATGGGACGGCTGCTGGTTCCAACCAGACAACATTGACTTCTGTTCATATCCCTGAGCACACGCACGGTGTTTCCGTTCAGAAGCATGCAACCCTGTCACACACCGGCGCTTCAGTGGTCCCCGGAACCACCGCTAACAACGGTGGCAACCACGCGCACACAACGGTTGTACACTCGCATACAGGCGCACTTATGTACCGCGCGTATGGTGACCATAATGATCACCACGTTGTTCAGGCTACATCACACGGAGTAAATGCATTTCACGTTGACGTTGTCAACGTCAATGAAGATGATCCCTATGATCCCTATAACATTTTAGATGAAGCATGGGATCCTACGGAACAGACTAACCTGTCTAGGTTTAGAACGGGTAGTAACCCCAACACGGGTAGTCAGGGTGCCCATATTCACCCACTAAATATCCCATCGCATCCAGAGATGCAGCACATCGTTACGGAGAATGCTTACGGGTCTCCGGTTGGGTCGATTACTCCAGTTCCAACCGTTCCTAAGCACATTAAGATGCGCTGGTTCATACGAGCAATATGACCGAACCTATTCCTCCTGTAGAGGACGCTCCTGAAGAGCAGATCCTTTTGAAGCGCGGGTTCACCGTCCATCGGATGCGTGAAACTCAGCCACTTCTCAACGCCCCTGCACAGGATACCGTCCCCGGCGCAGGCTCTGGCGACTCGTAGTACAATCCTTACGTGGCTACCGTATCCTCTATCGCCAATATCGCTCGGAACTACTTGCGGGACTTCCCCCGCTTCTTTCAGGTTTCCTTTGAGGCGAATGGTCGTACCTTTGAGTTGGGTAACCCTAACATCGACTCTCAGACCTTCTGGGCTGCCTCCTTCACAACTGGGGCAAGCGCACCGGCAGTCCTATCTACTGGAGATTATTCACTAGATGCCCGCAATGGCCTTCTTCGTTTGACGACAACTCCTGCGGCAAATACCACTCTAATGATTGAGGGATACCACTATGAATGGTTAGTGCCCGCGGATCTTGAGTTTTATGCTTCTATGGCTATCAATATGCATATGCATAATATGGATACTGATCTTGAGAACATTCTTCCAGCCGTAGAAGACGTAATCGGGATGGCTGCTCTAGTCGAAGCCTTATGGGGTTTGGTTACAGAGTTCAGCCGAGACATCGACGTAATGACTTCAGAGTCAATCCACATCCCTGCTTCACAGCGATTCCGTATGGTGGAAAGCCTTCTCCAGTATTGGACTGCTGAGTATGAGAAGCGCGCCAAGGCTCTTAATATCGGCCTCAACCGTATTGAGGTATTCAACCTCCGCAGGGTTAGCCGTACCACGAACCGCCTCGTTCCCGTGTACAAGGCGACAGAGGTTGGGGACTTTGGACCCCTCAAGCGCCTCTGGATCCCCATTGACGATGGTGAGATCAAGGTTGAAGAGGGGGCTGAGGAACTTCGTAGTGATGTATTCATCGATGGTGAACCACCGACTACGGTTGTTCCTAATACAACGGCGTACTACTGATGCTCGCTAACAGAGAACTTAACGAGATCAGA